TACAACGGCAACCAAGGTGGCCTCGACATCCGCACTGCCAGCAACTACATCGTGCTGTCGGATGGGGATGGGAATCCTCGGATGTACTACAACAGTTCGGACAACGAGTGGTACGACCTGTACGGCAAAATCCGAGCGATCCCGCAAAACAGTCAGACTGCCGCTTATGTTCTGGTGGCAACGGATGTGGGCAAGCACATCTCCATCACTACGGGTGGTGTGACCTGTAACGCCTCGGTGTTCAGCGCAGGCGATGCGGTGAGCATCTACAACAACTCAGGCTCCAACCAGACCATAACGGCGGGCACTAACGTGACCTTCCGTTTGGCTGGCACTGCAACCACGGGCAACAGAACGCTGGCTCAGTATGGCGTGGCTACCTTGCTGTGTGTGACTGGCGGCGCAACTCCCACCTTCGTTGTTTCAGGGAATGTGACATGAGTGGTGTACTTCAGATGATTTTGGCTGGCGCTACGGCGGCGCCTATTACGATTGACTACCTTGTCGTGGCTGGCGGCGGCGGTGGCGGTAGTATTAGTGGAAATGTAAGTGGTGGTGGTGGCGGCGCTGGCGGTTATTTGGCGTTTACAAACCAAACATTTACGACAGGCTCTTACCCAGTAACAATTGGCGGTGGAGGTGGCCCAAGTGGTAGCGGGTCTAATTCTTCTTTCAATTCACAGACAAGTATTGGCGGTGGGCGTGGCGCTGGAAATACCACCTCTGCCGCAAGCGGAGGTTCTGGTGGCGGCGGTGCTGGCGGTGGCAACGCTGGTACTTTTAATGGCGGTGCTGGAACTTCGGGACAAGGAAATTCGGGTTCTTCTGGTTCCTCATTTGGAAGCGGTAAAAGTTCTTATTCAGTTTCTGGCGGCGGGGGCGGCGCAGGTCAGGCTGGTCAAGGTTCTAGTGGTAGCGCTGGAGGCTATGGTGGCAACGGTCTTCAATGGCTGAATGGAAGTTATTACGCTGGTGGCGGTGGGGGTGGCGCTCAAGCCAACGCTCCGGGCGGTGGGGTTGGAGGTCTTGGTGGTGGCGGTAAGGGCAACACATCTGGTGGTTCTGGCCCGACAGCAGGGACTGCAAATACTGGCGGTGGTGGCGGTGGGAATGGAGGCGCTGGGGTTGGTACTGCGGCAGGTGGTGGTTCTGGCGTTGTGATTATTCGATACCCTGATTCTCAAGGCCAAAAAGGGACGGGCGGGACTGTAACCAACACTGGTGGTTACTACTACCACACTTTCACTTCCACAGGCACATTTGGTTGGACGGCTTAATCATGGCGCACTTTGCTCAACTTGATGAAAACAATGTGATTGTTCAGGTACTCGTTGTCAGCAACGAGGACTGTGGCAACTTGCCATTCCCAGAGAGCGAACCAGTCGGAATTGCTTTTTTGCAGTCACTCTTTCCGGGAACGAACTGGGCGCAGACCTCATACAACAATAATTTTCGGGTTCGATACGCCGTTGTTGATGGCGAGTTTTATCCAAATTGCACGGCAACCCCATACGGTGGTTTTGGAAATCAGAAACCGTATGACAATTGGGTTTTTGACGAGGCATTGTGCCTTTGGGTTCCGCCCGTGCCTTACCCAAACGATGGAAAGTACTACGACTGGAAGCAGGACACCAACAGTTGGGTTCTGTCCTCAAGCCAGCCGCCCGTTCCCGTCACTGTTATTGGGGGCGAGTAATGGCACGAGTCGAGGTCATCAAAGGTTTTTTAACCGCCGAAGAATGCGCCATGCTAAACGCATGGGCGGAACTTGGCGTGAAAAACAAATGGCTTGACCTTGGGCGTGATCGTGGGAACCACAAATACACATCACGATTGACTACTCGTATGTATGGCGATAGGTTTGAGACGCCTGAGTTTGTGCCAGAAATTTTTGCACGCATTCGCAAACTGCTTGATTTGCATGAAGCGCCAGTAATTGAAGGGCATGGGCGAGATGGTTTTGTGGTCAGTTGCACCTACCCGGGCGGAGACATATATCCGCACAGAGACCCTAACCCGCAAACTTTGAGTGGGTTGAGGTGCAACATCATTAGCCAATCGCCTGATTCTGGCGGGGAGTTGTGGGTAGAGGATGAGCGTGTTGTTGTTGGTGCGGGGGATTTGCACTGTTATCTTGTCACAGAAAACACGCATTATGTAACCGAAGTGAAAGGCCAGACACCGAGAATTCTTTGGATGTTTGGGTTTTGTGTCCCTGCTGTTGACTGGGAATCTGGAAAAATTGAAGTAGGAGAATTTGCATGAGAGGCCCAGCCGTTTCCATCAGTTGCGTGTCCAATGTTTTTATCAAGCAAATGCATTTTGTGTCTGCTGGTGACAGAGAAGAGGGGCACGCCCATTTGTTTGATCACACCACCCTTTTGGCATCAGGCAAGATTCGTCTGACTGCATTGGGCACATCAACAGACTTCACTGCCCCGCATCACATCTTCATCAAGGCTGGTGTTGTGCATGAGTTGGAAGCGTTAGAAGACAACACGGTGGTACATTGCATTCACGGTATCCGTGAAAAAGGGTGCGAAGACATTGTTGATCCAGCGTCCCTTCCGGTTTACATGCACGGTGTCGACGAAGAAAAATATCCGTTTGTTCAGGAGACATAGTTGAATTATGGATCCGATCACCATCGCCATGACGGCGTTCGCCACCGTTCAAAAGACGGTGCAGGTCATCAAGCAGGCCCAAAAGACTGTCAATGATGTGTCGTCACTTGGCCCCATGTTGGGTCAATACTTTCGAGCAAAGCAGGAAACTGTAAAGGCTTTGGCGGAGGCGAAGAAAAAGGGCGGATCATCTCTGGCGCAGGCCATCCAGATTGAGATGGAACTGCTCAGTCAAAAGAAGTTTGAAGACGAACTCAAGATGATCTTCTTCCAGACGGGTCATGCGGACATCTGGGAGAACATCCAGAAACGGGTTCAAGAGGGTGAGCAGGCGCAGAGGGAGGCCCAGCGCCGAGCCAGAGATGCGGCGATCAAGAAGGCCAAGAAGATGGCCGAGATGGTCAACATTGCGATTGGTGTCGGTTTGGTTGTCTTGCTGGTGCCCCCGCTGATCTGGTTGGTGATCCAAGGCATCATGTTTGCAAAGGACAAATGATGAGGGCGCTGATTCTGGTTGTTCTGTTGGCCGGGTGCGATATGCCTGAGATGTACCGCTATCAGTGCATGAACTCCAAAAACTGGGACAAGCCTGAGTGCAAGCGACCTGAGTGTGAGATTCTGGGTGAGTGCCCAGACCAACTGATGAAGCCCGAACTGGCGAAAGGCAAAGATGAACGCTGAAACCATTGAAGCAAAGATCAAGTTCATGATCGCCGCCACCTTCTGTTTCACGGTGGTGTGCATGGTGACCCTGTCCATGTTCAGTCTGGTGTTCGTGCCCCAGCCCATGAGTGGCATCGCCCCCGCAGACAAACAGTTTTTCTACCTGTTGAGCGATATGTCCAAGTACATCTTGGGCAGTCTGGGAACCTTGCTGGCGATCAAAGGCAAGGATATTGTGCAAGACATGATGAAGAAGGAGCCTGAGAATGATCCCCCTGCCAGCACTGATGGAAGTCGGGAGCAAGATTCTGGACAAAGTTCTCCCAAATGAGGAGGCCAAGGCCAAGGCTCTTGCCGAACTGAAGAAGATCGAGTCCGACGGGAAACTGGGCGAACTCAACATCAACCTTGAAGAGTACAAGACCGAGCAAAACAACCTGACGGAGCGTTTAAAAGCGGACATGGGTTCAGACTCGTGGCTGTCCAAGAACATCCGCCCGCTCACGCTCATCTTCATCTTGGCCGCCTATTTCACCTTTGCCATGATGTCGGCGTTTGACTACGAGACCCGGGGCGCCTATGTGGAGTTGCTGGGTCAGTGGGGTATGTTAATCATGTCGTTCTACTTCGGTGGGCGCACCCTTGAGAAAATCATGGACATGAAAGGTAAAAAATGAAAGAGAACTTCGACGCCGCCCTGAAAGCCCTGCTCAAGCACGAGGGCGGGTATGTGAACCACCCGGCTGACCCCGGCGGCATGACGAACTTAGGTGTTACAAAACGTGTCTGGGAGGAGTGGGTTGGTCATGCAGTCGATGAACAAACCATGCGTGGACTCACGCCTGACGCTGTGGCCCCGCTCTACAAAAAGAGGTATTGGGATGCTGTACACGGTGACGATCTACCTTCTGGCGTGGATTTGGTGGTGTTTGATTGTGCTGTTAACAGCGGGGTTGGTCGCGCTTCTAAGTTGCTTCAGCGGGCGGCGGGGGTAACCGACGATGGCAAGATTGGCCCCGGAACACTTCAAGCCGTCATGGCCGCAGACCCCAAAGAGTTGGTTGCCGCATTCTGTGATCAACGGCAGGCTTTCTTGGAGGCCCTGCCCACTTTTGCAACCTTTGGCAAAGGTTGGAGCCGAAGGGTTGCCGAAGTCCGAGAACAAGGCGAAAATCTAGCCTGAAGGAGATTCAGCCGTGCCGCTCCAAAAACTGCAATTCCGCCCCGGTGTAAACCGTGAAGGCACCACGCTGGCCAACGAAGGCGGCTGGTTTGAATCTGACAAGGTTCGCTTCCGCTCGGGCTATCCCGAGAAGATCGGCGGCTGGATACTAGACACGCCCGAGAAGATCGGCGGCTGGGTCAAAGACACTGGCACCGAATACGACACCGGCACCAACCTGCTTCCATCAACTGGATCGTTCTGGGGCACATGCCGTGCGCTGTATAACTGGTTAAACCTTTCTGGCTTTAACCTTTTGGGAGTTGGCACCAACCTGAAATACTA